TCATTCAAAATGTTCGGGTGCGAGCGCTCTGACATACGCCTGACACGCCTGCAAGGCGATCAGTCCACGGTCGCCCGTATCGGTGATGGCGATAATTCTTTGAGCATGCGCCGGGTCAAGTCGGGCGCGTACGGTTGCATGATCCACGCCGCCGGGGCTGGCGGTGGCTGGCATGTTGCAGCCTGGGGTAGCGTCGCTGGCGTCGAGAAGGACTGACAGGCGCACATCAGCAGTGGCAAGACGATCGCGCAGGCGATCCTGATCACGTTGGGCATCGCTCAGCGCTCGGTAGTGGGTTTGTTCACTGGTCGTCAGCCGTTGCTCCAGCGCCAGGCGTTTATCCTGCTCGGCCTGTTGCGCGGTGGCGACGGTCTGCGTCAGTTGATTAAGCGTTTCGGCGTTTAACCGGGCCTGCTCGGCCAGTTGCCGGCCGTAGCGCCAGTCCTGAAACTGCCAAGCCCCGGCAAACGCGCCAGCGCCCAGCAACAGGATGCCGATCATTCGCCAGGGGATTGGCATAGCACCGCCCTCGCCCGCGCCCAGATTTCCAGGCGATCCTGCAACCCGTTCAACCCGCCGTTGATGCGCCGGGTGATGGTGTTGAACTCGTCGCGGTCGGCCAGTGCGTTCAAGCCTTTCTGCTCCCAGAACCATGCCGCGGATTCGGCAGCCCATTGCGGCTGTTCGAGCAGTTCGGGCAGGGACAGCAAACGCTCATCGCCGAACAGACCGAGGCTGCACTGGCGATAGTTCGAACGGCCAGTAATCTGGATCAACCCGCGCCCTCGGTATTTTTGCCCGTCGCCGTCAGCCTCCGGCGTGTTGCCCAGACGCAAGGCCAACGTACCCGTGTCGTACTTGCTCAGGTATTGGTTGTTGCCCAGTTCGCGCACGTAGCGCAATTGGCCCGACTCGTGGCCAACTTGCGCAAGGAACGCCGCGATACGTTTCGGCGAATCGATATGACGGCGCGCCATGGCACTGTTGAGTGCAGAAACAAAAACGCCCGCTTGGCTGCGGGCGTTGGGCATGATGTCGATAAGGTTGTTTTCAGTTAATTGCATAATGCTTGATCCTCCCTGGATATTGCCTCGATTGAATCACGGTTGACGGCCAATGCCCGTCAGCCATTTTTTTGCCAGAGTTTTCAGGGTGCTGTCCGGTGCAAGTTCTTCGGGCACGTCGAACACCCAACCGAGGGTACCGAAGTGGGCGGTCCAGTCGATTTGCGGTACCGGAGTGATTTCAGTGATGTCGACCCAGAGCAGATCCGGATGAAACATCTCGGCCATATTTCCGTCGGTGGAGAAGAGTTCGACCACGGTGTTCTGGGTGATGCGTGCGTAGGTTTTCATCAGGCGTACTCGTAGATGATCACGGCACCGGGAGCGCCTGCTGCGCCCGGTCTACCCGGCTGATTGGTTGTGTTAGCGATCCCGCCCGCGCCTGAACCATAACCGGAACCGGGGGCAGCCACACTCAATGCGACGCTACTCGCATAACCACCACTGCCAAGCGGTGAGTTTGCGCCATGCCCGGCAAGTGTTGATCCGGTGAGGCACATCCCTGGATTGCCGGCCGCACCTGCCGAATTGACAATGTTGCCGCCACTTGAGGTTTGGCTGGGAAAACCACCTACATACAAGCCGAATCCAGGAAGCGTGAGCGGAGAATTCCAGGGAGACCCGCCACCACCGGTGGCCGTAACCAATGAACCCAGCGAACTGGTACCGCCACTTCCTCCGCCTGTGCCGACAACCCCCGCCGCGCCCCCAGCCCCCACGGTAATGATTTGGCTCTGCCCGATCGCGGCAGATGATAACCAGGCTTGTGCGTAGCTACCGGAAGCGCCACCGCCTGTAAGGGAAACCTGGGTAGAGTTGGTCGCACCGATTCCCGAGCTGCCACCACCTCCGCCGACGATGGTGACCCATACGTTCTTCATTCCCACTGCTGGCACATAGATGCCGGACGCGGTAAATGTCCTGATGCCCAAGAGCCGGCCACTTGCAGCATTGCCACCACTCGCATACACCAGCACCCAACTATCCAGTGCTGCGCTGTACACCACCGAACACACACTACCGCCGACAATCTCGGCAGGGCGCAACGCACTCGCTGCAAGACTGACCAGTGGCTTGGGCATCAACCCGTTCGGTGCAAACGTACTTGCCCCGGTATTGGCATTACCGGCAGTAAAGCGCAGCGCCAAGCCGTCCTTCAATGCGGTAACGGCAGGCACATAATTGGCCATGTAGAGATTGGCCGCGCCGATGTCAGTGGCATGTTTGTCTTCACCTGCCTGACTGAGTTTTTTCACCGCTTGCAACAACTGGGTTGCATCGGCTTCGCTCGGCTCAAGGCCGGCGGATTTGACGACGTTCAACAGCTCGTCGGTAACGCTGTTGCCCCAGGTCGCCGGGATCAGGGATCCGGGCAATCCTGCGACGACGTCTTCGTTAACGAATTTGCCGTTCACCAGCCCTACGCTGGGAACGCTTTTTGGGTAATCCACATTAAGTCCTCATAGGATCAGACGGACGACAAGCCTTCAAGCCAATCGGGCTCTACCGGACGCGAGCGTGTGTCCGGGAAGTCCGGAGCATTGGGCCAGTCACGCAGTGCCTGCCGATAGGCGAGCAGTTGTTTGATCTCTTCGGCGCGCAGGGTTGTGCCCTCACCCACTTCAAGCTCTTCAGCATCGCGGAACACCAACCATTGGGTGTTTTGAAGCACCTGGTTGCGCCATGCGCGTTCACGGTTGGCCAGCGCAATCGGGGAATTGAGAGGATCGGTCAACACAGGCTGGCCAGAGTGACTGGCGCTGATGACTTTTCCGGCAGCTTGTCCCGCAAACAGTTCGGCGTATTGCGCTTCGGTGATTTCCACCGCCCCTTCAGGCACTTCGGGAAGTGCGCTGTCGACCCGATCAAAGCCCAGGGTTTGTGCGTAAAAGTAAATAGACATCGTTAATACCCCCAAACCAGAATTCGACCGGAAACGCCTGGTCCCGGTCTTACAGTTGTTCCGTCAGCCACTCTGACGCGTGCAACGGCTACAGAAGTGGATGATGCGGAGGTATCGAACCCCCAGATTGTCCCGGTGCTGGAAACCCAGGCGCCGGGATAAGCCTCATTGGCCACGCCACCAAGGACTGCATTAGGAAATCTGATGGGCAGTGACAGACTCATGGTTGCATTGACGTCAGATGCGCCGATCAACCACTGCACGATCAAACCACTGGGAAATTTTTGATAGCCGAATTGAGTGCTTGGATTGAGTTGCGCCGCAAACGCCGAGTACTTCAACGCAGCAGTGCCATAAACCACCCACACTCCGGACTCTCTGACAAAGTTCGCACTCTCACCATTGTTCAAAACGATCGATGCCAGATAAGCCCCTTGCGGACTGATCTGCGTGCCGGTTTTACTGGCCACCGTGACGGGCGCACTGTTACGGCAATGCAGGCTGATCGTGACGCCGTTCGGCACCGCAGCGGCATCCGGTAGCGTAACGGTGTACGCCGCGTTACCGCCCAGACCGATTGAGCAGCCGACATCAGCCTGAGTCAATTGGGTGGCGGTGGATATACTGCGAGTACTGGCATAACTGCCCAGCGCCCGTTGCACAAACTCGGACGTTGCTGCCGAGCGTCCACCATCAAACTGCGGCGCCGTCGTGAACAATGTCGGGCTGCGCAATGCCGCCAACAACTGATTGTTCGACGACTCGTTCGGCGTCAGACCGGCCGCCTGAACAACGTTAAGAATCTCTTGCGTGACGCTGTTGCCCCACGTCGCCGGGATCAGCGAGCCGGGTTTACCGGCGATCGGGTCTTCGTCGACAAACTGGCCATTGACCAGGCCGACACTGGGCACACTCTTGGGATAATCCAATGTTCATCTCCTTGATTGAAATACAGTGGGTGCGCAGGCCTCAGCCAATCACGCTGGCCAGCCAAAGCGGTGCTGACGGTCGGGAATCCGCTGCGGGAAAAAACGCCGAATCAGGCCAGTCGCGCAGCGCTTGCCGGTACTCAAGCAGTTCCAGGTATTGCGCAGCCTTGAGTAAGGTTCCGCGCCCCAGTTCCTGCTCATCGCGATGGCGAGTGACCAGCCATTCGGTCGCTGAAAGGGATGCCTGACGCCAGCTGCGTTCCGCTGCGGCAGGCGCTTGGTCTACAGCAACCGGCTCCTGGAGGATCACCGGACTTTGCTGCGCGGGCAGTGGTTCGACAGCCACTGTCAACTTGCTGATCGGCCCGCCGATTTCTACTTCCTGCCCCTCCGGCACTCGCACCATCGACTCGACAAAAGACGGCGCAAACAGTTGGCTGATTGCGTAGTCACCGGTGTCGATCCGTTCGACAACCACGCCGTTTTCGATCCGTGCATAAACGGCCATTATTCGTACTCCCAGATTTCGCAAAAGGCGTGGCCGCCGGCGCCGCTGACAACTGAAGCGGAAGCATTTGTCGAGCAGGAGCCGCTGCCACCGGAACCACGTCCGCCGGAGATGCCATTTCCATTGACGCCTACGCGTGTACCACCACCGTCAAACGGGCTGGCAGCCCCGGCCCCGGAAACCACACCCCAATTGAAGTTGTACATCGCGAACTCACCTGGGGTGCCACGAGCGTTGGCCAAACCACCACCCGTGACGATTTGTCCGCCAGCACCGCCCATGACGAAACCGACCGTCGTTGCTGTCACCGGGAATGAAAGGATTTGCCCGCCGGCACCGCCAGCGGCGCTCATATAGGTGCCGAAGGAAGCGCCGCCCCCGGTCATCCCGGTCGTATTGACTGCAGCGCCGCCAGCTCCCAAAGACACAGGCACGCCAGCCAGCATTTGCGCGGTCACGTCGTAGAGACTCTCCGCATAGGCGCCGGAACCACCGCCACCACCGATTCGGTGATTATTGGCGGGGACGGGCTCACAGCCTCCACCGGAACCACCCGCACCGACCAAGCGCACACGTATGCGTTTCGCTCGGGGATGGGGTTTGTAAAGCGTGATACCGACGGATTCGAACTGCCTGACCGCCAGCAACCGTCCCACTGCATCGGTGATGCCATAGCCGGCCAACGTGGTTGGGGTATTTTTCAGTTTGTTGAAGTCGACCAGTGCACCGATTGCGGTGGCCAGTTGATCGGTTTTGGCTTCATCCGGGGTCAATCCGGCGGCCTTGATTGCGTTGAGAATCTCCTGTGTGACACTGTTGCCCCACACCGCCGGAATCAACGACCCCGGTGTGCCAGCCACCGGGTTTTCATCGACGAAGCCGCCGTTGACCAGCCCCACGCCGGAAATACTTTTTGGATAGTCCATTGCACTGTTCCCTGTGCTGAAGTCAGTTGGCTATGGCCGTGCCGGGTGCGACTGGCCAGGTAATTTCATCGGGGAAACCGGCCTGTTTTTCGATACGGTTCAGCTCGACGCTGTAGAGCTTCCACTCGATCAGCAGCAGTTGTTCGTCATGGCTGGCATCGCCGATGTCTTCGGCATATTGCAGGGGCGCGATGCGCAGCACGGCGTCGCGAAGCAACGCGTCGCGCTGAACGAGGCATTGCTGTCTTACGCTCGCCAAGCGAGCCTGCTCATCCAATAGCCAGGCGTTGTCGCGCCAGACATGGAACTCCCCTGGCCACGGCTCTGTTGTAAGGGTGTCAGGCAACTCTCCCAGTTCGGTCCATACTTGCCTGACTCCATCATGTTTGCGGTAAACCACACCACGCCGGTCTGTCAGCTCTCGGGGAACATTGTTAACCAGTGTCCACACTCGCCCGCTTTCGGGCGACGGCAGCTCGAATGAAAGTTGAACGGCATTACTCGGCAGTTGAACACCAAGACCGGGGGTGACATCAAACTCGACAGGGCCGGTCAAACATCCCAGATGATCAGTCAGATAATTAAACATGGGCACCTCAGATAAGTTTGATTCGACCCGGATAGGCAATATTTCGAGGACGCGTGATACCGCCGTGGTTCAGCAAATCAGCATCCGTGATTGGCGTAACCGGCACTGAAGGCGTGATGTATTTGACGGTGGCGCCCGCGTAATCGACGTAGTTGCCCATATCGAAACCCAGCTGGGCTTTCTGGGTACTGATGTGGGTCGCAAACAGAATATTGTCGCCAATACCATTGTCGCCCTGAACTAAAGAGCCTTTTTGCCAGGATCCCGCCGCACGACCGGAATCGACCAAACCGCCTTCGGCCAGAACGCGCAAAAATTCACCACGGGCTTCTGGCAGGCGAAAAGTGGTGGCGCCGTCTCCAGGCGTCCACGCACCGCCTCGATCCGCCTCGGAACGCAACATGCCTGACTGCTGCGCGTGATCCCAGAGCCAAGGCCATTCCGAGCGATTCAGTAAAGAACCATTCAGCGCGGCATAGCCACCGGGCAGTACAGCCAGTGTGGTTTCAAAGGCTATGTAGCCGAGTGAGGATCCATCCAGACGACCGACCGGCCACCAATTGCCCGCTGCATCGCTGCGTAAATGCCACCAGTCACCGGCGCCCATCAACACGAGAAACGGATAGCCCGCAGCATTCAAATGGGTGTGAAACCTGATCACATCGCCGGTTGAACTTCTCACAACCAAGCGGTTACCGCTGTTATCGACACGCCGCACAATGATGTCGCGCACCCCAAGGCTGGTATTGGCCGGCGGCAGACTGACGTTCAGTGCACCGGCCCCGGCATCGATCAGAACCAGGCCCAGCTCTTCAATGGCCAATGACCTGGACGTGCCAACCCGAGTAATGACCGAACGCATCGGACTAGCGCTGCCAACAATCGACTGAATCGCCTTTAACAACTGCCCGGTATCCGCCTCGGAAGCCACCAACCCACCACCAGTAATCACACTCAGAATCTCCTGAGTCACACTGTTGCCCCACACCGCCGGAATCAACGACCCCGGCGTACCCGCCACCGGGTTTTCATCGACGAAGCGGCCATCGACCAGGCCGACGCTGGGGACGCTTTTTGGATAATCCATAGGTTGCTCGTTCCTTTGAAATGACAAATGACCGGCGTCGACACAGCGTCTTCTGCGTGCCTGTCCACGGTCCGTTTTCTGAAAATAAAAAGCCCACAACGAAGTGGGCTTGGGTGACGCTGAATGAAGGTTTTCGGCTTAGCCGGAAAGGCCGTTGGCCAACTCGCGAATGGCGACCAAAGCTTCGTCACCAGCGCTGCGCGCCAGATCCATGTTGCCCTTGGCAGCCTGTGCGCGAATCTGCGCTTTGGCCTTCAGGCGCAGCGTACGCAGCGCCAGCAGATGGTCGGTCAGTTGATCGGCCTTGCTCAGAATCTGCTCGGCGGCTTGTTTGGCAGTGCGTCCTTTGACCACCCACGCTGCGACCGACAGCGGCACTTCCTTTTTCGGGTAACCAGCGTCCTGATAAGCCTGGGCGTCGGCGGCGGCCTGGGCGTATTCCATGGCTTTGAGCGGGTCGCCGGCCAGTGCGATGCGAGCGCTGTCGGCAGCGGCGTCAACTTTGACGCAAATCTGTTCAACTTCCTGCGCATTCAATTCAGTCTGTTTGTCTGCGTTCAGAACCCATGCCACACCGTCCCAGTCATGGGCGGCAGAAGGTTGAGGAAGGCGCATTTCGCCGTCGAACTGATGAAGCTCCTGAATAACGATCATCGAATAAGCTCCCAGGACAATTGGACGTTGACGGCATCGGCAAAATTGACCGCAATCCCGACGCTGTAATCAGTGACCGGATGACTCTTGATACCCATACTCAGCAACAACTCATCACTCTCGGCGTTCAACTGACCAAGGTTGTGCTCTGCCTGATAGCACTGCCACAGCGAGCGCAAATTGGCATGGTCGAAACTGGCGGCCAGCGTTGAAACCGTAACGTCGTTGACGATGTTGTTGGTAAACAACACACAAGGGGAAACCGTTGCGGGGTTCCAGCCCCCGGGGTTGTTGGAACTCCCCGCAATAATGGGCGACAGGAAGCAATAGTTACCGCCCGCCCATCCCGTTGACGGAAAGGCAACCGATGTCACTGCCGTCGAGGACGGCGTTGGATTACCGGCAACCAATCGTGCAGAACGAGCATGAGGATCCAGTGGCAGGAAAATTGCGCCCGTGCCGTTGACCGTCTGAGTCCAGGTCAAACGAGCACGGTTGTAGATGGTTCGAACCGTGGGCACCGAGCCCGGTGCGCCGGTCACGATCCAGGCCAGGCACATGTCCAGTGCCGTCGACTGGAAGCCGCCACCGGCGGCACCGTTGACCGTTCCTTTCAACGACTCGGGCGTCACGTCATGGATGTTGCCACGCTGCACGTAGAACGTCAGCGCACCGCCAGAGACTTGCGCGCGTAGAAAGTAATGGCTGCTGGGCAACAGATCCGCACTGCTCCAGGCAGACGTCACAAACGTGCGCGAACGACCTAACTGGCCATTCACGACTTCCTGACCGAGGCTGATATAAGTGCCCGCCGCTATCGAAACCCTGCCACCACTGGTGGATGCCGCAGCCGGGCTGACCGTCAACCGACCATCGGCGGTGGCCACCGTCGGCAGCGGCAATGCCACCAGCGGCAACGCCAGATCCTGATTCCAGCCCTTGGCCGTCACCGACTGAATCGCTTGCAGCAACTGATCGTATTTTTTCTCGTCCGGCGTCAGACCCGCCGCATTGATCACACTGAGAATTTCCTGGGTAACTCCGTTACCCCAATCCGCCGGGATCAGCGACCCCGGGGTTCCGGTCATCGGGTTCTCATCGACAAACTTCCCATTCACCAAGCCGGCGCTGGGCACACTGTTCGGATAATCCATGGCTCATTCCTCCCTAGTCATAATTGATGTGCACCTTGGTATGCGCCGGCGCACTGCGATGAATCAGACATTCCAGTGCCGAGCCCGGATTAACGCCGAAGCGCTCGCCCCAATAGCTCGCGCCGAAACGCCGACCCAGCAACAAGCGCCCGCCGGTGTTGAGCGTCCACATGAACTGCGCTTCCCACGTGCCCCAGTGCGCCGAGCCGAAACGCGAGCGGCCCATGCGTGGGGCTTCGAGTTCGGTGATGGTCGCGTTGGGGTAACCCTGGCTTTTGGCGATGTCGATGTAGTAACCGACAGCCTGGCTGCCGACCGCGAGCAAGCGCCGGCGTACGGCGAGGCGGCGGTCGTCGAACAGCGGTGTGGCGCCCAGGCACGGGTCGGGCAGGTTCATCACCTGTTCCCAGTCCGGCACCAGTTCGCTGACGCCGGCCGGGTCCATCTCGTTGAGCAGGTCGGCGGCGCGGGCATCGAGGCGCGCCAGTTCGACGGCGACGCCTTGCAGCACTTCTTCCAGCTCCGGCACGCGCTCCGGATCCCACGCCGGGCCAGTGGGCAGCAAGGCGCGCAGTTGCGCCTGATATTGCGCGGCGGTTCTTATGCCCCCCATACGCAACCTCCGAAGGTCAGCAGTTCGCTTTGCCCGGCAGGCACGTCAGCAGCCGGCGCGGTCAGCGTGTGATCGTACTCACCGCCAGCGCTGCTGATGGCTTCGCGGATATGGCTGATCAGCAACGGCACGCCCAGATCGGCCTCGCGGTTGTGCAGGTCGCGCAGTTGCGCCTCAACCGCAGCGCGCACGGCGCTGGTGTCCGGGTTGACGCTCTTGAAGCGATACACCACCGGCACCTGAATCGGCCTCTGCACGTGCACTTCCGCGGTCACCGGACGCAGCGGTTCGATGTAGTCCTGAACTTCCGCCAATTGCTCATCGTTCGGCACCGGTTGCTGGTCTTCGTCACGCATGATGAATACCGTCACGGTGCCCGGCCCGAGCAAGCCACCACGGCACCAGGCGCGGGTCACGCCCGGCACTTCCAGTGCCCAGGTCTCGTAGTCGCTGGCCGAACCGCCATGGGGAATCACGCGGTAGGAACGAATCACCCGCGAGCGCAGCGACTCCAGACTTTCCCGCGCCACGCCGCCGCTGAGTCCCGGCGCCAGCACCACAAAACTGTTGCCGACCACACCGGCAATCGGCTGCACCGGTGTCAGCGCCAGCCCGGCGTCGGCATTGCCGAGGCTGCCGGCATCCAGCGCGGCAATCGTGGTGGTGTTGCTGCCATTGGCCGTGGTGCGCGCGGCGGTGACTTTGTAGGTGCGGCCGTCATTGGTTTGCAGCAGCGTATCGGCGTCGAGCACCGCGCCGGCAGTAGCGGTAAAACTGACGCTACCGGTGGCGACTTGCGCGGGTTTACGTGGCTGGTTCAGGCGCAGTGCGGCGATGCGTTCAAGGGTCGACTCGTCGGCCTTGTCGGGCAGGATCTGTTCGGCAATCCAGTCGAGATAACCGTACAGACCATAAGCCGCGCCACCGAGGGTACGGGCCAGCACTTGCGCATCGGACTGGCGCAGCGAATCGCCGGCCAGGTCGCTTTGGGTGCGCTTGATCAGCACCGGCAGCGAAGGGGTTTCAAACGGCATAGATCACCTGCCAACTGTTATCGGGGTTGATGTCCAGGCGTTCGCCGTCAGCCAGGGTCAGGACCGTGCGCAGGTTCAGGCGCTGGGCGTCGAGGCGTTCGCTGATGATGTCGATGGCGCTGCAGTGGCCGTCGTCGATCAGCCACTGCAAGGCTTCACGGGCGTAGAACTCGGCGTCCATCTGCGTTTGTCGGGTCAGTTTCACCCGGCGTAGCAGCCATAGCCGCGAGCCGATGCGGTCGTCGGCAACGGTGGGAAACGTGTCGCCCCACCAGCCGAAACGTTCGTCGTCGTCGAGGGCGTCGTCATCGGCGGCGCGGCGCCAGGTGAACAGGCTGATCAGTACGGAGCGGGTCAGTGCAGCGTGGAGATTCGGGCTGATCAGCATCACTTGCCTCCTGCCGGCGCGCCGGTCTGGCCGCTGCCGGCTTGTACGCCGACATGCACGTGTTTGATCTGGCTGATGCCACCGGCGAGTTGATCGCCGGTGGACACGATCTTGCCGGTCTGGTTGATAACCGGCGTATCGAAGTTCACCGCGCTGCTGGCGCGGATGTTCAGCGTGGCGGTTTCAATATCGATGATCCGCCCGCGCTTGAAGTGAATCTTGTCGCCCTCGTCGGTGTAGATTGCCACTTCACCCGAAGCGAGCGATTGCAGGCGATAACGGCGATCGGCAATGACCAGGGCGATGGCGTGGGAACGGTCGCCACCGATGAAGGTGACGACACCTTCGGCACCGGCCAGCGGATGGCTGGTGAAGCCGTAGGGTTCGAAGTGCTCCATGTCGTCATTCACTTCGCCGGCGGTGAGGCGCATTTGCAGTGATTGCAGCTTGGATGCCGAATTGGCGAGCACGACAGTGCCGCGCGCCAGCAGGCGTGTCAGTAGGCTCATGAATTGTCCTCAAGTGGTGAGGTTGATGCTGATCCCTGTGGGAGCGAGCTTGCTCGCGAAAGCGTCCTGACAAGCACCAGAGCGGTGTCTGATCTGACGCCTTCGCGAGCAAGCTCGCTCCCACAGGGGCGGGCGTCAGGCTGATGGTTTTTTCGGGGGGCTGGGATTGGCATCGAAGGTATGCGGCGGCGCCACTTGCAGCGTGGTCACCGAGCCTTGTGCCGACAACGAATAAGTGACCTTGGAGATCAGCATGTCGCCATCAAACCCAAGCACCGGATCCGTGACTTTGACCAGCGTGTTGTGCCGCCAAAGATCACCGTTGGCCTGGCGCCAGCCCTGCACCCGATACGTGGTGGTCTGCGCCCGCCCCATACGGGTGGCGCACTCCCACTGGGCGCGTTGCTGGGCCAGTTCGAACGTCAGCGCGGTGCCCTCGTTGATGATGGTGGTGCGTCGACGTTTGAAGCTCAGATCGGTCGCGCTGGATTCAACCTCGCTGACCGCCGCCCCGCTCTTCTTGTCCGAACCTTTCTGCTGACCGATCACCCGGTATTCGGAGAACACCTGACTCTGATCCATGGGGGCGTTGGCCGACAGGATATTCTTGCCCAATTCCAGCGCATCGCTGGCCCGACCACCGCTGCCGGGTTTGGCCAGCACCAGCCGGCCCTGCTCGTCATCGGTGGAAAACACCCGCAGCAACGAGAGCAAACGGTCGATCGACTGGAACACGGTTTCACCCGGCACAATCGTGTGCTTGGTCAGCCGTGCAGTCTCGGGAATTTCATTGACCACCATCAGCCCGTACTCCATCGCCAGCGCCTGCACGATGCTCAGCAACGGTTGCTCCTGCCACTGGTTCGGCTGGTTTCTGGCGGCGCAATCGACCAGATCCTGAGTCTTGGAACTGCCCTCGATGCTCAGGCTGATCTGGCGTCCGTCATAGCTGATCGGGGCCTTGAACACGTAGCCGGTGAGCACCAGGTCCTGGCCGATTTTCACTTCGCAGGGGTCACCCGGCTTGATCCGCTGGTCCACCGTCTGCCCCGGCCACTGCCAGGTGATGTCGAGTTTGAAGGTGCGGAACTGGCGCTCCAGATCAGCGGTGATTTCCACGCTTTTCCAGCCGCCGTATTCCATGTTGTTGACGGTCAACGTGACATGGTTGTCCATTACGTCCATGACTACTCCCGAGAGACTTTCACGTCGTTGGGTGGCAGGTACAACGGGTTGGTCGCTCCGTTACGCTGGACCACTTCGGTCACCCGTGTCGCATCACTGAATTGTTTGTAAGCCACTACCAGTGCCGGCAAACTTTCCTGAAACGACTTGGTGACCAGACGCACCCCCGATGACGCTACGGCTTTGAGGTGCGCCACCAAAGCATCCTGCACGTCGCTGATAGCCTGATAGTGCGCTGGACCGGCTTTGTTTTTGGCCATTTGGAGCGCCTCGACCAAGTCCTTTTGAAGCGCCTGTAAATCGTCGGTAGCCGGCACTTCCTGTCGAGAAATCGGCTGCTTCGACTGCTGATCCAAGGAAGGGGTCGACAGCAACTTCACCGGTTTCGCCGCCACCGGCATTGAAGCGACCCATTGCGCCACTTTGACAATCAAAGTGTCCTGCACCAAATCGGCCATGGCTTGCGCCGCCGCATTGGTGTCCTTGCCCGTGGTGATCTTCGGCGCATCAGCCTTGCGGATCGCTTCGAGTTGTTGGGACACGTCGGCAATCACGCCACGGTAGCCCTCCTTCGCGAACGCCTTGAGCTCCTTGATATCGCCGAGCAACCCCTTGAACTCCGCCGCCACTTCCTTGGGCAACTCCTTGACGGCTCTGACCAGTTCAGTGATTTCCTTGTATTGCGCGATCAGTGGTTTCAGCTGTTCCTTAATCACATCGAACACCCCGGTCAGGCTGTTTCGCAGATTGTTAATGCCAATCCGTGCCGCTTGAATCCGGACAATGACCTCTTCGAAACGCGACACTGCTGACCCCAGCAAAGTGTCAGCCTTGGCCAGCAGCACTTTCTGCGTGCTGACGCTGGCAGTCGGAAACGGCAACGGCTGATCGGGATAAAACTTCAGGGTAAAGGTCACCAACCCGCCGTCCTGGCGGGTGTGGGTCATGTCGCATTCACCGACCTTGACTTGCAGGCGCCCGAGCCACGGATGCACCAGTTCACCACTGCCCGCCTCCAAAGCCTTGAGCAGCTTGTCGCGCTGCTCCAGGCAATCGGCGCCGATGATGAAGGCCGTGACATCGTGGATCCTGGCCTGTTGGCCGAGATCTTCGAAATACGGCAGGTCGCGCTGCGGGTATTCGTGCAACTGACCTTTGCGACCGACCGGGGTTTTCGCCTGATCGATCCAGAAGCCGACACCACGAAAGGATGCCGGCAACAAACGGTCACGCCAGTTCATTGGAACCTCCTGCCGACAACGAGCGATAGCCAATGCGCGAAGACAGCGCGAGGCCCGGTTGATTGCTTTGCGGTTGATCGGTGCGCAATCCGGCCGGCGCATTTTCGAAGCGCACGGTCAGACCGCCTTCGAGTTGTGTGCGGTTGTTGATTGCGCTTTGTTGAATCAGTGCGCCGGAACTCTGTGGCAACGAACCACTTTGCAGTGCACCGTTACCCGCGGCTTGCGGCGTTGCTCCGAAGAACGCCGGCGCCAACTCCCCTTTGCCTTCGGCGTTGGTCTGGCGTTGCGCTTCGGTGAACGTTTCAACCTTGCCGGTGACCTTGGCGATCAGTCCGGCAAAGCCACCGTCGAACAGCTCTTTGATCGGTGCAATCACGGTTTGCAGCTTTTGCCACAACTCGCCAAACCACTCGGTGATCGGCCCCCAGTTCTTGATGATCTGCCCCAACGGCGTCCATTCGAACATGTTGTGCAAAAACTCGAGTACCGGTGCGGCCAACGCCTGCACCACGCCCCACAACGCCGAAAACACTTCGCTGATCGGTTGCCAGTACATGGCGATCTGTTCCAGCGGCGACCATTCGAACATGCTCTGGAAGAAGCTTTTGATCTGCTGCGCCGAGGTTTGCAGCGCGGCCCAGATCGGTTCGAAGAAGGTCACGATGCTGCCCCAGTTGTTGACGATCATGCCCAGCGGGGAGTAATCGAACAACGTGCCGAAGAAGTCCTTGATGGCTTGTGCCGCCGGTTGCAATGCCGTCCAGATCGAGGCAAAGAACCCGGTGATCGCGCCCCAGTTGTTGATGATCATGCCCAACGGCGTCCAGTCGAACAGACCTTTGAGGAACGCCATCACCGGCACACTCAAGGCCTTGAGCAAGTCCCAGATCGCCGAAAACAAACCGGTCAGCGGCGCCCAGTTTTCCAGGATCATGCCGGCGGGCGTCCACGAGAACACCGATTTGAAAAAGTCGATCACTGGCGCGGTGACCGCTTTGACCTTGTCCCAGATCCCGGAGAAAAATCCCGCGATCGGTAACCACAACGCCGCCAGTGCATCCAGCGGTCGCCAATCGAGGATCGAGCGCAACGTCGCCATCGCACTCACACCGATGTTTTTCACGCCCTCCCACATGTCCTTGAAGAAAGCGCTGATCGGCGTCCAGTTGGCATAAATCAAACCGGCCGCCACCGCGATGCCCATCGCGATCAACATGATCGGATTGGTCTTGAGCACCATGCTCATGACGTCCATCACTTGGGTCATGCCGGTGACGGCGGTTTGCATGGCGGAGAAGGCAATCGCCCCCGCCGCCAGGCCTTCGACCAGTTTCGGGTTGTCGGCGAGCAGGCTGCCGACCTGAGTCAGCATCGGTTCCAGCCCGACCACCAACGCCCCCACCGCCGGCACCAGTGCGGCGTCCACGGCTGCGGAAACCTTTTCCATCGACGCACTGAACACGTTCATGTTTTGCGCAGCGACTTTCGGCGTGGCGGGCAGGTCGACGGTTTTTGCCGTGTCGCTGACGTCGGTCAATTTGCCCTGAAATGCTGCCGCCGATTTGATCCCGTCCACGAACGGCGTGATCACGCTGCCGCCCTTGAACAGTCCGCTGATGTCCAGTTTGTCGAGGCCGACCTGCTCGAGATTTTTCTTGAAACTCCCGACCTTGGCCTGAAGGGCGCCGAGCTTGGGCGATAGCTCATCGATGCCCGTGATCAGCACCGGAGTTTTTACTTTCGTTTCTTCGTCTGCCATCACTGCACCTGCTGCATCGCATTGATCCGTTGCGCGTGCTCCAGCGATTCGCGGAGCACATCCAGTGGCCTGGCCATCATCTGTTCGGGGTCAACCTTCCAGAACCAGGCCAGGTCATAGGCGACGGCGATCAGGTCGGTGATGGCGCCGACGCCGCACTCATGAAAAAACTCGCAACGGCCCAGCTCAGCGCATTGAGGTCAGCCAGATCCAACTGGTTGACCGACGACGGCGGAATGCCGGCGCACACGGCGATGTATTTGGCCGCCACGTCCATGTCGAGGCTGACTTCTTCGCTCTTGTCGATCTTGTACGGCAGCGCCTTGATCGCTCGCACCTCCTGCACCGTCGGACGGCGCAGGACGAGTTCGGTCAGGGGCTCGCCGTGAGCTTCGATCGCAACCTGAAGCTTCACGGCGCCGCTCATTGCCAAGTCCCCTTGATACCTTCGAATTTCAGTTCGATGGTGGCGTCATCGCCTTTGGAGACTGGTTCTTCGACCAGGTAGGCGCCGGCCAGTACGTAGACTTTGCCGTTGCTGAATTCGCAGGTGACGGTGATGTCGGTGCCTTCGATCAGCTTCTTCAGCGGGAAGTCGGCGGTGTGCAGCGCAGTCACTTTGAACGACGGCGCGATGTCGGTTTCCTTGTAGAAGCCGGGTACGACGGTTTCGCGTTTGACCGCCATCAGCGGGGCTTCGCAGCCGCCATTGATGGTCAGTTGTGCGCCGTCGACTTTGACGTAGCAGGTGCCTGCAATCAGTTGACCCATGGTGTTACTCCCTTGAATGAAAAAGCCCACGCGAGGTGGGCTGATAACTTGCCGTCAAACGCGCGGATCAAGCCGCGTCGTCGTACTGCAGACGGAATTGGTTGAGCAATGCGAACACGCGCAGACCGTTGATGTAATCCGGCGGGAACAGCACGTTCACGCGGCTCGGGTCCTGCACGTCGCGCTCGACGATCAGGTGCTCGGCGAACAGCTCGGCGTTCTCGACGTGGCCTTCCAGTTCGAGCTTGGCGTACTGCGCGATCAGCTCACCGCGAATGGTCGCCGGGGTGACGATTGGCTGGCCGGCGCCGAAACGGGTGCCGTCGGAAGCCAGTTTGTGGCGACCGTATTTGCTGGTGATCACGCTTTGCAGACGGCGCACGATGAACGCCGACTGGTGCATGGTTTCGCTGTCCAGGTAGGAGTTGTCGGCCTGACCGTAAGCGTTCTTCTGGTAGGTGGTGATCGAACGCTGGATGCGCACGTAGCCGCCTTCGTAGTACGCGGTGGCGATGCCGTAGTTGAGCAGCGACTGACGCTCGGTCAGCGTGAAGCGTTCGCTGGCCGGTGCCGGATCAACACCCGGCAGGCTGCCGCTCTGGGTCGGACGGCTGGCGTCGGCAGAGATGAACACCGCGGTGCGTGCAGCCAGTGCAGCGGCTTGTACCCAGAACGGTTGCGGAACGCCCGGCTCCAGCGCCTGAATGGTCATGTGCTGATCGTTGCGTGCCTGGCCGGCAGCCACCAGAGTGCCGACAGTGCCGCGTTTGGCGCTGTAGACGTGACCGAACAATTGCTTGGCCCACGACCAGCGACCGGTGCTGTCATCCATCACTGCTTGCCAAGTATTGAGCGTCGAAAGATCGGACCATGGCAGTGCGATGAACTCGAACGGCTCGTCGCCCAGCGCCGCGATGGCGTCAACCTGATCCGGCACACCGGCGCCGCCGGTCATAGCGGTGATCGCAGTGGTCAGGCCGGCCGGGGTGTCTTCGCCGTTGCTCTTGCCCAGGCGATTGAATTGCAGGCTGATGTCGTTGCCGCTGTCGCCGGTCCATTTGGCGTTCAGGGTAACCACACCTTCGGCAGCCGCAGCGCTCACCGGCAGATCGGCAGTGGCGTTGATTTTCTGCGCCAGTGCGGTGGCCGCTTGCGTAGCGGTGGCACCGTTGACCACGGTGGCTTGCACACGCACGCCGCCGACATACAGATTCAACACGCCCGCCTGAGTGGCGGTGCCGGTCAGGGTCAGCACGCCTTTGGCGATCGCGCCTTCGGCGTTGTGCAGCGGCAGGCACCAGATCTCACCGATCGGGTCGGCCTTGCGGAAGGTCTCGTACATCGAGGCGAGCATCGAGCCTTGGCCGCCGATGCTCTTGGCCAGCGCAACGCTGGAGACCAAAACCAGTTTGCCGACTTCGGTCGGCGCGATGTTGTCGTTGACCTGAGCGACGATCAAACGACGCAGGGTCGAGCTCGCGCTATTGGCGGCCGAGTTGTCCATTTCGGCATAGAACAGCGGTACACGAATGTCCGCGGGGATGTTGCTGAATCCGATCGCCATTATTTGGCTCCCTTTTGTTTGGCTGGTGCAGTTTTGAGGGTGATATCGCCGTCGGCCAGACGTCGGCGCCACCAGGCGCTGTCCAGCACTTCACGGCCTTCCAGCGGCAGCAGATCGCCGGCTTCCGGGTCAGGTACGACGCGGCCAGCGGCCGGCAGTACGGTGATGCGATTGCTCATGGGGTTACGTCTCCAGAGAAAGTCATTTCCACGCGCCCATCGGGGCCCGGGCGTTTCAGGTTGGGGTCGGCGGGGTCGATTGCATCGACCCGTACGGTGGCCCCGGTAAAGGACGACAAACCGTCCAGTTCGCGTTCGTGCCAACTCTCCGCAGGCTGACTTGGCAGATTGCGGCCGAGCTGGAACTCGGCAAAAAAGCGCAGCCGGTAGAAGGCGCGGCTGCTGTTGATCGAGACCATTTCGCCGCCGTCGTAAACGATGGCGCTGTAGTCGGAATCGGGCTTGAATCCCACCAGCGCACGCCACAGTTCGGCGCGCAGGTCGTGCAACAGATCCAGCGCTTTTGTAGCGTCGCTGGCGTCAAGCACCAGGACGATTTCGAAGCGGTCGCGGATCGGTTGGGTGGTGAGGTTTTGGGTGGTGCTTTCACTCGCCAAGTCGGCGAGTGGCAACACATGGGCCGAGGGTGTCGGCAGATTGGCATTGCCTTGTAGCAACGCCAGATCGAGGCCCACCGAAATGTGATTGGCAAGGCCAGGGCATTGCCCACGCAGCTGCGTGAGGATCGGGGTGATCTTCATAGGGATACTCCAGAATGAATGCGATCTGCAGCGCACTGCAAAACCTGTGGGAGCGACGGTGCGACGATTCGACTTGCTCGCGAAAGCGGTGTTTCAGTCGATGACTCTTTTGAATGTCAGATTGCATTCGCGAGCAAGCTCGCTCCCACAGGGATCTTCACCGCTGTGAGATTGAGGAATCAGTCTTTGGCTTCGGCTTTGGGGTCGAGGCACGATGCATCGATCAGGCAGCGATAGCTGTTCTCGCGATTACCGCTGGCGGTGACCTTGTCGATCGACCAGCGTCCGCGCATGAAATCCGGCCAGGTATCATCGAGCAGTACCAGGCCTTCAGCGGCCAGCCGTGGATCGCCCGGGCAGGTGATCTTCACCTTGAACTTTTGCCGGAGCATTTTGCGCACTTCGCCCTCGCCGACGGCGATTGCATCCGCTTCATTGGGTTGCTTCTGGCGGATGGTCTTGAACGGCGCAAGTCCCGTTTCGACCCAGTGCAAAACGCCTGTAACAGCATCGACAAAACAGGTCTTGCAGCCCTTGGCCTGTTCGCGGGCGGCCTCTTCCAGCGTGGCACTGATGAAGGCGTGATCGCCGGGACGATTGTTGTGGGTGACCGACAACGTCACATCCTGCAGTTTCTGCCCCGAGATTGATTTGATCTGCCCGGGCCGCGCCAGCACATACGCATCGCCATAAGGTTTGGCGACCAGGTTGTACTTCTTTGCCAGCCGCGTCAGAAAACCCATGTCAGTTTCATTGGACTGGTCGACGTGGGCGATTTTGATCATCGACACGTCCGCAGCGACACGCGATGAAAAGCCGTGCTGCGACACCAGTTTGCTAAACAGTTGACCGAGCGTCGTCGGTCCATGACTGGCGGTGCGCCGCTGCTTGAAGCCGGTCTCGTCATCCTTGCTGAAAGGCGCTGCAGTGGCCACCAGCGTCAGACGAAACGGAAACAGCGTCGGCGTCAGGCGAGTGACTTTGAACTGGCCCTTGTCGACCATCTCTTCCATTTCCAGGTAACCCACCAGCAGGCCGATTTTCCCGCCCAGATTTGGCAGCCCTTCGAGGCCTTCCAGATCAATGGTCAGGGTCAGTTGATCCGACTCGATACCGGCGGCATCAATGTGTTCCCAACTGATCAGCCGCTGGTTGAGCAGATCCGCGTTTGCGCCATAGATCTGAACGACCGGGGTAAAACCCAATGCCATACAACCTCCTTAATCCCAGGCCGTGAGCGCTTTGATCGCGGCGGGTTTGCTGTCGAGTTCAGGCAGCACGATCCAGATGCCAGCGGGCAGAACCGGGCCGTATTCGGCCAGAGTCGGGTTGAGTTTCCACAGGGCTTCTTCGGCGGCATCGTCGCTGCGCCCGGTTTCGCGGTAGAGCAGCAGATTCACCGAATCACCGGCCACGCTTCGAACCTTACGCATTGTTGAACTCCGCCAATTCGATGACCCAATCGACGACCATCGCCGTGCCGTCATCGATGATCTGGGTCTGGGTTTCCTGAACGTTGTTGATCCGCCACAGCCCCCAGTTGCGACCGATGCCATCAATCAGCGGCAGTGGGATACGCAGTGCCTGCAAGGCGCGCAATTCATCGAGCCGATCCATGGCCACGGCGTACATCGACTTGCCGGTGATGGTCAGGGTTTCCGGCTTCTGGCCGGTCTGACTGGATTTGGGTTTGCTGGTGAGGATCTGTATTTCGCTCCAGCCGCCATCGGACTTGCGCAACAACGAGTGGTACGCAAATTGGCGCGAGAGGCCGAAGATGAAACTGCCCAATGCCATTTGTTGTTTCATCAGGCGACTCCATCGGTAAGGGCTGCGTCACGGCGGGTGGCGAGGGGATTGGTTGGCATGATCTGACCCAACTGCCCCATGGTTGTTTGGACCACCAGATTGGCGAGCGCCTGGGCGCTGGCCAGATCCTGGCCATTGATCTGAATCGTTGAGTTGAACGTGACAGGCTGGCTGGCGGCTGTGGTGGCCGGGATCGCGGAGGTCGCCGAGGTCGCGATCAGGTCCTTGCTGACCTGAGCAGGCGCGCCGAGACGATCGACTTGGGTCCCCAGTTTGTCGCCCAGCGACTCACCGATGGCTCCCCCCGCCATGCTTCCGAGCCACCCGCCAATTGCAGTACCCACGCCAGGCAGAATCAGCGTGCCAAGCGCGGCACCGACAGCGGCGCCCGCTGAAGACCCGGCCAACGAAGCACCGGATGACACCACTGAACGCGTGTCCCCGTGCATCACACCATTGACCAGTTCATAACCTGCGCTGAGCAGGCGCAGCGGCGGCGCTTTTTTGGCCAGCAGCGCGCCGGCCTTGGCGTAGGAGCCGGACAGCCGCGCAGCGGGTATTGGGCTGGCGCCCGATGAGCCGGCGAATGCCGTCATGCTTGCGGGCCACGCTGAGGTCTGGCGAATGAGAGGATTGCGAGCTGCAGAGCTGCCGGAACCAATCAGTGGTTGATGGCTCTTTCGCTGGGTCAAAGAACCGAGGCTCACCCTTCGTGGTTTCAGGCCTCCACCCTTTCTCTGGGTGGGCTTTTTCGGATCGGGTTCATCAAAAGTCGAGTTTTCAACGGGTTTACCGCTATCGCCGGCAACATCGATATCCGCAATCCATTTGCCAAGTCCCTTCGGCAGTTTCGTTGCGATGCCCTTCACAAGCTTGCCAACGAAATTATCAGCGGCCTTTGCCAGCAACGCCCCCACAAACGCCGTAAGCCCCGCCGCCGCAATAGTCAGAGACGTGGCGACTTTCGGGTTTGCCTCGGCTTTTTCCGCCGCCCAGTTCAATGTATTGGTGAGCGAGTCCAGCGTTTGCGCATCCGGAGCGACCGCTGTCGCCAAACGGTTTCTACTGGCGTCGTAAGCGTTCCAGCTTTGCTGAGGACTGCCGCCAGCCGGATCGGCTGACCTTTGCACCGCACCTTTGTATTGCGGCTCGGTGCTGTGGGTCGGTCCTTGAAGGGGAACCGGCGAGAACGTCGTTTCAGCAGGTTTCGCCATCAACTGATGCAAACCGTCGCTGCCGGTCGACAGCGTCTTCAGCAACTCGGTCTGTGGATCTAGCGGTTTTCTCGCGGTCAGCAACGCAAATGTCTTGTCGACATCCTGCGGTTTCTCCAGCAGTTTGCTGACGCCTTCGTCACCGTTGAACAATGTCTTGATCAGTGCCGATTGTTGGCTCACCGGCTTTTGTTTGAGAGCCTCGAGCGCTTTGAAAACGGTTTGCGGTACATCCTCGGTGAGCTTGTCCGGCTGGAGTCCAAGTGTTGCCCAGGCGGCACGCTCGGCGACCGAGCCTTTGGCACCTTTGGCCAGCGCAGCGCTGATGCTTTTCACCGATGTAGCGGCGCCAGACGTGTCCACATCTGCGTTGAGCAAAGCGGCCGCAAGAGCAGCCAGTTGCTCAGGTGCAATACCCGCCGCGACTCCTGTTTCGCCAGAACTCTGTACCACCGAGCCTATGTCGGCTGCGGTCGCTTTCAGCGAATTCTTCCCGAGATGAATACTGGCGTCGGCCAAGCTTTGAGCCTGCGCGCGATCGAGCTTGAGCGAGGTTCTCCAGACCGTCAGCATTTCTCCAGCGGCTTTCAGCTCAATGCCAAACGCTGTCGCGTTCGTGGCGGCATCACGGCCGAAATCCAGCAGTTCCTGTTCCTTGGCGTCGCCAGTGAGATTGGCACCTACCCCGGATTTGCCCGCTGCATATTCGACCTCGGCCAGGCTAACCGCAGTCGCACCACTGCCCGCCACCGCTTTTTCACCGGCCATTGCCAGGTTGGCGATCTCCATGCTCTTGAGATCGCCGTCCATGCCCGGCACTTGTTTTAGCGTGGCCATGGCCGTTTGAAGCGCCATGGTCGACTGCAGAAACGCGGGAGGCTGACGCTGTTCGATCTCGGCCGTGAGTTTTGACTTCGGCGCACTTACTGGCGCCGACGTTGGCGAACCGGCCTTCGACAGCGACTGCAACGCGACCATGACTTCCCGAAGCTTGATCTGCTCCTTGATCAATAACCGGATGTCCTGACTGGCGGTCAAGACCGCAAGCTTCAACTCCGCCAGCGGATTGGCGATAACGTCGAATGCGAACTTCTCACCTGCCAAGCCAGTATTGCTGAACCCGACGCTGCTGTTCGCGCTGGCCAGCATTGGCGAATACCTTGTTTCTGCCATTGCCGCTCTACTCCTGTTTCACGCCAAGGCGAGTGATCGCTATGTCGTAGCGGCGCAACGCCTTTTCGGCGTCCCATTCCAGAATCTCCGCCTCACTTACCGGGTAAATGAGCGGGACGATATCGAGGATTACTTCGATGTCGCGTTCCGAAAGTAGGCCGCCGGCTGGTTTAAAAAATCGTCGATGCGCACCTGCAATTGCGTCCAGTCCGGGACGGTCATCAGGGCCAGATCGGGGATCATCAGGCCGGTGCAATGGGCGGTGATGAACTCGGCGCGTTCCTTGGCCGTTTTCAGTTTCTTCATCACTTTGGTGGCGCGCAGCACAGGCATTTCCAGCGACAGCGAGGTCACGGTGCGGCCGGTTACGGCGAGCGGTTGCAGCAGTTGCACCTGATCGGGATCGTCGGACTTTTGCGCGTCCTCGACCTGGTCGAGAAAGTACGAAGCCGGGCGTGTCGACATCTCGTGCACATACTGGGCGATGCTCACGTAGTCCGGGCGCTTGAGCTGGTCGAGTTCCTTGACCGAGAGGCCAGTGGCGAGCAGCGCCAGTTCGAAGAACTGATCGTCTTCGTCATCGCCGGCGCGTTCCAGCGCGTCTTTTTGCGCGGCGTAGAACAGCGGTTTGAGCTGGATCGTTTCGATCTGCGAACCGTCATCGCCGGTAATTGGCGACAGCAGGTCATGCTGGGGTGGCATCCACGACATGTATGAATTCCTTGGTGATTCGTTTAGATCCAATGTGGGAGCGAGCTTGCTCGCGAAGGCGCCGGGTCAGTCAACATCGATGTTGAACATCAGACCGCTTTCGCGAGCAAGCTCGCTCCCGCAGGGTTTTGTGATTGCCTGTAAGCCGTGAGTTACGGCATCAGCACCGCACGCCGGGCATCACCGAGGATGTCGACGCCGTTGAGCACGAATTTCTGGGTGCGCACGTCGATGTCGATCACCGGTACGCCGTTTTCCAGGCGGTTGTAGGTGCGGCAGGACAGCTCCAGATTGGTCTTGGGTTTTTCACCCATTTTCACGGCGGTTTCTTCGAGGGACTTCAGCTTGCCGCCGACGGTGTGATAGGTGAACCAGGTGTTGCCGTCCTGGTCCTGGCCGGCTTCACGCACGTTCAGCAGGATGTCGTCGCCCAGCTTCACACCCAGTGCCAGCATGACTTCGGCGCCGAGGCCTTGCAGGGTCAGCTTGGCGTTGAGCGCTTTGCCGCCCTTGGCCATTTCTTCGACGATGAAGCGCCCGCCACGCATCTCTTCCACGTCGAATTCGATCTTCGGCGGGGTGAATTCTTCAACGGTCGCCGACAGCGGCAGGCCTTGCAGGGTGGCCGCGATGGCCTGTCTTACGCGGTTGGTAAACATTAGAGAACGTCCTCCAGGAACTGCTCGATGATTTCATCGCGGGCGTTGAGTTGATAAACCATGTGTTCGTTCGGCGCGTAGCGGCCGTAGTCGATAACCACGTACCAGGTGCCGTTCTTGTACTTCTCGACGCTGTTCAGTTCTGGGTGCAGATAGACGCTGCCGCCAGGAATGGTTTCGTCGGCGACCAGGGTTTGCAGCCAGTCGTTGATGCGCTTGACCTCTTGATCCATGAAGGATTTGGTGAGGTTCTTGGCCATGGCTTTCTGACCGGCTTTGACCAGCTTGCGGCTGATCGCATCTTCGAGGCCGACGTAACTGATGAACTTGCCCGTGATCGAGCGGTTACCCAGCAGCGAGAAACCGCCGAGCACGGTGCGGGCGTAGTAGCTGACGCCGTAGCGGTTGAGCAGATCGCCTTCGGTGGAGGTGTCGAGGATGTTGTATTCGACCACTCGCGACACGTCTTCGGCGTAGGTCACCTGGTTGCCCGGGCTCTCCCACTGCTTGACCTTGGCCAGTGCGGCAATCGCCAGGCTGGAAGGCGACAGGAAGACGTTTTTCTTCGCCGCTTTCGAGTACACGGCCGGCATGTTGTGCACCACCAGGCAACGGTCGAAACCGAGGTCGGCGCCGCCGAGTTCCTGGCTGTACAACACTTGATCAGCGACCGAGGCGTCCTTGCCGTCCAGCACCACACGGGCCTTGATGCGCTTGCCGAACGAGGCGAACTCGCTGGCCACCGCTTTGGTGCCGGTGAAGCCCGGCGCGCCGATGATGGTCAGGTCTTCCGGGACACTGCCCAGCGCTGCCAGACCGAGCTTGCGGCCGGTCAGCGGATCAACACCGCCGATCACGTTGTTGACGGTGTCGGCCGGGGTCGCGCCCGCTTCGACGATGACCACGTAGACCGGCACCTTGACCACTTTGAGGATCTGGTAAACCGCGTGATACAGGGTGCCCTCTTCCGAACCGGTCGGATCGAGCAGCGCGTGGGTGGTGAAGCTGTTGATGCGGAACGGCGCGTTACGCGGAATCAGCGGATCGGCTTTCGGCGCAGTGCCGACCAGACCGATGACGTTGTCACCCAGGCCACCCATGGCCTCGGGGGATTCGGTGGCATTGACGGTAATGCCGTTGTGCTCGAAGTTCAGAACCTCAGCCATATTCAGTCAGCCTTCTTGGCAGCGGCCTTTTTGGCCTGGGTGGAGGGGGTTTTCAGTTCCAGTCGACCGGCGAAGTGCAAGGCACTGGCCTCGACGTCGAGCAGATCAAGGTCTTGGCCGATGCTCGACCAGTGCCCACCGCCGGTGGGGAATGGAACGAGTACGGTGTAGGTTTGGCGGGTTGCCATTCGGGTTTCTCCAAAGACGAAAAAGCCCCTTGGTTTCAACAAGGGGCTATCAGTTGCTGATCAGCGGATAAGAAAACGCCCCGTCAGTGCGGGGCGTTTTTATTCAGGCAGGCTAGCGAGCCATTCCGGCGCTGCCGGGCGGTGTTCGCTCAAGGGCAACTCACCGCCCTCCGGCCACAGACGAAGCACATGGCGGTACGTTTGCAACTCGATGTATTGCGCCGGGGTCAGCTGGGTTGGCCAACGGTCCACCTCGTCACGGTGACGGTTGACCACGGGATCAGTGAGTGCGATCTGCTGTTTGCGCCAGTAGCGTTCAATGCTCTCAAGTTCCGCAGGCGTCGGCCCCGGCCGATCAACGAGGACCGGATAGTTATTTTCATTCATGACAATCATCTTGCCGGTAGACAGCCCGTTCAATAACTCGAGCCAGTACTCCTGAGAGATTTCAACTGCATCGCTTGGAATTTCGGTATGAAAGGCGGGATCGTAAAAACCGCCCGTGGAGGGTGCGTAAAACATAGGTTCTTCCTTGTTTGATTAACGACGACTCTAAAACCACCCTCGTGAGTGGCCAGATATGAAAACGCCCCAGAGAATGGGGCGTTTACTGATGCGCTGTGATCGGTGGCGAGAGCGGCCAACCTTCAGCGAGCATTTCATCTTTATAAGTTCGCGCCTCGAGGGCCCGGAGCAAATCCAGTTCGCGATCAAAGCAGGCCTGGACATGGCTGCGCACAGCCTTGGCAATGGCGAGAATCTGCTCGGCGCCGATCTCGACAAAACCATTGAGGGTTTTGAAGTTGCAGCGATACTCGGGGTCGAGAATGGCAGACAGACCTGTGCTGGCGATCAGCGCCTGGCTGTCGCGAGATGTTTCGATAGCCATTGATCCCACAACGATACCGATACCTTCTCGACGATATCTCTCGGCTGCAATGATCTGCGAAGGACTCAGTTGCGGATCAGCCGAAGACTCCGACGTGTAAGTCAGATAGCGTTGATCCTGCGGTTCGACCACACCCAGATTGGCGTAATTTCCTTCCTCTTGAGGGCAGGAGAACACCGCAACGATCTTCGTTTGCGCCTCATCCGAGAACATGACGTTTATGCGTGATTTATCTTCCACTCGGTTCACCCTTCAAAATCTGTAACTATTAGTCGTGATCGAAAAAGCACTAAAGGTTCCAGCGCTGCTCAGGCGATAAAACAGCGTTTGCGGCGACAACAAGGGAACATCCAGAAACGAACCACCGCCTGCCCCTGAAAAATTCACGATAAAGGTCTGAAGACCTATGGCGGCAGCTGACCCGGCAAGCGCCATGCTGTATCCATTGGCCGACACCGTGCCTTGAAAGTTTCCGGAAACCGACTTGGCATTCAATGGCACAGCTGCAGAGATCGATAACCCTGTAAGCGTCAGAACCGGGACAGTTGTCGACAACACTTGCGTGCCATAGAACACCTGACGTTCAACTTGTTCAGCGACAGCAAATTGAGCACTGGCATTCGTCGGCAAAATGCTGAGGAGCGCGGAAAACGTATATCCATCAGGAGCGACGCCCGCCAACAGCTTCGGAGCGATTGCTGCAGTGGTGTTGACGGCGATAATGCCGGTGGATCTGGAGGCAGGATTGTAAAGCGCGTACATCGCGACAAACCCATTGACCGGTGCCGCGCCCACATCCATCGTCCCCAGGCCCTTGACCGAAGCCGACAGGTTGATGCTCTGGTTGAAGTTGGAGATTACGACCCTTTTCCCGTTCACATCTCCCAGCACCATCTCGGAAGCTGTAAACGTCGCGGTCGAAGCAGCGACCGGAATCGAGACCCGAGCGTTTCGAATGTCCCCAGCAATGGGCCCATTCAACGAAAGCTGTTGCAGTTGTTCAGAGAGCACAGCGATGTCGATGCCCCCCTGATTGACCGGTGCGTTCCAGGCTTTGATGCACCACATGACGGCGAGGTTGCGAGGGCGGGTTTCAGCACCGCCAGCGTTGACGGTGTTCGCGGCATTCACCATCTGCATGGTGCTACCGTTTTCTATCGGGGAAAGAAATGCACCCGTTGATATACTCGCTGCCGCACCATTGATCTTCCCGTCCTGCCAATTACCTGCAGGATCGAAGGTCGCGGCAGTGCCATCGAAATAGCGATGGTTGTGTGCAGCAAATGCTTCGGCTTGAGTTGTACCAACTCCCCTTCCAGCATCCACGCCGCGCCCATGATCCCAGCCGCGCAGGAACTCACCGCGTGATTCCGGCAATCGGAAGTTACCTGCGCCCTCATTGCCTTTGTTGTACGTGGTACCGAGATAGGCGGCCAGATCCGGATAAGTCGCAATGCTCTGCACACTGCCATCCAGTTCCAGATAACCGGGAGCGACAATACCCGTCGGGAATGCCAGGACAGCGCCAATCGGAACGGCGGATTTGAGCCGTTCGACTTCCTTGGCCAGCGCGGCGACATCGATGGTTCCCTGATTGACCGGGGCGTTCCAGGCTTTGATGCACCACATAACGGCGATGTTGCGGGGACGTGCCTCCGCGCCACCAGAACTGTTGAAGCCAGCCGCGAAATTGGTTATTACGCCCGTATTGCCGTTGTCTACCACTACGGCACTCGGATTACTGCCGGTCGCATTGGCGAACGCCTGCATGCGGGTGACGGTATGAGCATGCGACTTGTTGTCGTCGGCCTGCCAGCTACCGAGACCACGGCCAGCATCCACCCCTCGTCCATGATCCCAACCGCGCAAAAACTCCCCACGCGTTTCAGGCAAACGGAAATTCCCGGTACCTTCATCACCCTTGTTGAACTTGCCGCCCAGGTAAGCGCTCAGGTCCGGGTACGTCGCGCTGCTCTTGACGCTGTTATCCAGCTCCAGAAACCCCGGCGGTGGTGCATCAACCGGAAACGCGACGATCGATCCCACCGGCAGCGCCGACGCCTTGGCAATCAGCGCTTCAACTTCAGCCTTGGTATACGAATCCTTGATACCAAACCCAGCCAACGTTTCAGGATTCGCACCCGCAGTCGCACGGCCATATTCATCCACCGTCAGACTCTTGTAAGTCCCGGCAGCAATCCCGGTGCGACCGGCGAGCATCTTGAACGTCAGCGCCGTGGTGCCGAGAGTGATCGGCGCATTGGTGGTCAGGTGCCACAGCGAATCACCGTTCGCCGTGCCCTCCTCCACCATGACCGTCAGGCCCGGCGTGACCTTGGCATTGCTATTGGCATCACTCGCTCGCACCCAGTCGCCGTTGGCAACGATCCACAGGCCGTTGTCCTTGGCCAGCGTCTGATTCGCAACAAGCACGCGGTCGCCAGCAATCACTGCGACACCGTCAATTTGCTGCGCACCGTTCAACACGATATTGGTGGATGCCGCAACACGCACCGACTGTTTGCCATCCAGCTTGCCGAGTTCCTCGGCCAGATAACTCATGACCCAGGCACGTGTGGCTTTCACCACCGTGTCATCAATCAACAACGTCACCAGCGACGCATTACTCGTCTCGAAAATCGAGCGAATGTAGAACTCTTTTCCCGAGCCCGACGTCGCCAGCACCGGTTTGAACGACTCCGGATATTTGACGATGGCGTAGAGAATCCCGGTATCAGTCCACAGCCCGGCTTCACGCACATACCAACCGCCAACATCCGGCGGAATCGTCACTTCGGCGAGCAGCCAGCTCGGATTCTTCTCGTCCTGGAACAGCGCATTGAGCGGCCCGCGCCAGACTTCGCGTTTCAGCGCGGTGGCGGTCGCGGCCGGGTTGTAGACCGAGCCGCCGCCATCGCCAACGGAAATCTGCGTCAACTTGATCGGCGTGCCCGCGGCTTTACACGCCGTTTCGTAGGCAATCCCTGCGTTGGTGAGCAGGGTGTAATAGTCAGCCATTCAGGCCCCCTGAGGATAAATAGTGGATGTTTCGACGGTGTACATGCCGGCAGCCATGAATGCCTCTCCCGAGGTTTCGAGCCCTTCGATGAACACCGGATAAACCGTGGTCAGTTCGCCGCAGAACGTCGCGGCGCCGATGACGTGATTGCCGAAAGCGCTCAAGCCGACCGAGACCGTCAGCACATCGCGCTCGCTCTTGGCATCCGCCAGACGTCGGTCGAGACGGGCGTCGATTTCTTCGCTGTAGGGTTGGTCGCTGAAGGCTCGTACGGAAAAGCTGTAAGGCGCACCGGGCGGCGTCTGCTCGTACCAGGCGCGGACCTCGGGTCTTAACTGCAAACCCTTGGCGGCGTTTTCCAACGCCTTGCGAGTGCCGGCCTGGCGCGCGGTGGGCCAGGCCAATTCGACGGTCAGGCGTTTTTCCGCCTCCGGTGCGGTGGTGCTCCATTCAGCAACACCACGATCCGCTGCCAGATACGGCAGAAAGGCGACCGGGGTTTCTGCGGGGTTCATCAGTTCCGGAAACGGCGGCGCGATGCGATCAAGCAAGGTGCCAAAGCCCAGATCCAGGCCTCGTTCCAGTGCCGAACTGTTGGCCGGCAGCAGCGTTCGGCGCTGAGTTGGTTCACTCATAGCGTCAGCACCTCGACTTCGACTGCCGTGCAGTACGGCGCTTGAAACGCCGTGGTCACGATCGGCGCCAGCGGTTCAAGAATCTGCAGTTGCACGGCGCCGGCACTGTGCAGTGTGTAGTCGATCCAGCTCGGATCGACCCGGCCTTCGAGGCGATGGCAACTGTCGGCGTAGGCCTGCAATTGTTGTTGCGCGGCGACTTTGGTCAGGCCCGAATCGGGGCCGGAATTGATCTTCGCGACAACGCGAATCTTGTAGCGCTGAATGTCGGCAGCCTTGACGGTAACCAGGTCGGTTTCCGGTCGTACATCAGGCCGTGCGAAGTGCTGACGAACGCCTTCAAGCAATGCCTGGGAAGGCGTGCCATCGCCGTCGCGGGACAGCACAGTGACCTGCACTTCGCCCGGCGCGGTACGCCGAGCATTGCCATCCTTGACCTGCGCGGCGATACCGTCCGGGTTGAAGGTGTAGCTGACATTCACCACACCTGCCTCGGTGGATTCGACTTGCACCGTGGGACGCTCGCCGAGGGTGAAAACTTCGCGGCGATACTGCATCCGCGAGCCCGCTGCCGGGGCGTGTGGCGCCAGGTAATAACGCAAGCGAGCGTCGTCGTCGCTTTCATAAATCGCCGGAACCGGCGGGAATGCCGCCGGATCGCCGGGATCGAGCAACTGCCGCTCCAGGCCCATGTCAGCCAGCCGCGCATCGAGGTTGCTGCCCGTCGCCCACCACGCCAGCATCTGTTTGATGCGAGCGTTGTATTTGCGCTCGTGGGTTTGCAACCGCACGCAGAAAGCCTCAAGCGCCAGCGTCAGCAGCTCGCTTTCGTTGTCCAGGCTGGTCTTGAGTTTTGCGGCACTGTCCGGCGAGCGCGCGCCGACGTATTCGATGACAAAGGTCTTGAATTCGGCGAGCAGCTCTTCGAAGGCTTCAACGGTGATCAGCGCGGGTTCGGCCAATTGGTTCTGGCCAGGGATCAACATGCTCATGTCACGACCTCGAAGGTTTGTTGACGGTTTTTCCAGGTACCGGCGAAACGCAGCAGTAGACCAGCGCCCTGACGGCTGGCGACGATCACTTGCGGCTGAAAATCGTCAATGCCGTTTTGCTTGTTGTAGAACGCCTGCGCGGCGTGGCTCTGGGCGAGAAGCAGAACGTCGTCACCGAGGTTCTGCCCCAGCAGCGTGGGGATCAGCGATCCGTACAAAGGCCGTTTTTGCCGGGTGCCCAGCGGCGTGGTCAGGGCCCGGGTCGCGCGCTGCACAAACTGCAGCCAGTCGTCGACCGTGGCCCCGCTGTCTCTATCGATTCCGATCATGGGAGGCTCTTGAATCAGGGGCTGATGACACGGCCCTGGTGATCGACCAACGGGCCGCTGAAGTGCACGCCCGAGGCGTCGATAGTCAGCCCGACGGCACCGAGTTGCAGGGTGATGATTTGTGGTGTCATCGCTAACCGGGCCGGGCCGATGTTCAGCTCCAGCGATTCGCGAGAACCACTGAAGGCTGCCGGGCCGTTTTGCCAGTGCAGGGTGTGGCTGGCATCGTCGTAACCGCTTTCGCTGCCGTCCTGATACACGCGACGGGTCAGCGTCGGGATCGTAGAGGTTGGTGGAAAACGATCACTGTTCAGACCGAACAGCGCCACGGATTGCGCGCCGCTTTCGCCGCTGCCGTAGTTGAACAGCAGACATTGCTCACCCACCGTTGGAATCCGCGACTCGCTTTGTGCACCGGCGCTGGGGTTGAAAAACTTGATGGCCGGCGTCAGCAAACCACCGTGACTGACCTGACAGGTGTTGCTCGCGGCGTCGACTGTCTGGCAAATGCCAATGCGGCAGAAGCTTTCGGCGCGGCGGTGCAGGTCGTCGATTTCCGCTTCCATTTCGGCCAGGCGTTCGATGATCGGCCCCAGTTGCATACGCAGTAATGCGTCGAACATCGGTCAGGCCTCCAGCGCGGTGTATTGGTCGGGGTCGTCGATGTTGCTGACTTCCCAGGTGCGGGCAAATTTCGGGGTGCCCAGCGGGTCGTCGAGCAAGGTCGGGCCGAGGTAAAGGGTCTGGTCGAACGTCAGTGTCCAGGTCTTGTATGGCTGGTCGGCGCGGATGAGCAATGACGGTAAGCCATCAATGTTGATCGGCAGATCGCATTGGTCGCCGGGCAGGCTCCAACGGTTGTCGGTGATCAGGTTTTTCAGTACGGCGATCAGATCGCACGCGGCAAACGCGGTCGCTGAAAGCGCCGGGATGACTTGCAGCGACAGCGTCATGACATGAGCGATACGCCCATCAGCGGCGCGCACTCCGCTCGCATTGCGATCAAAGTCAATCAACACCCAGGCCTGATCGGCCGGAGCAGTGAAATCATCGTGATTGCCGACATTGAGGTTGAGACCGGCAGTGTTGCGCAGCGTCGTCGCGATGGCGGTGAACAGTTGCGACGGCAGCTGGATCGGTGTGGGCATACATGACCTCCTTTTCAATCGTCCACGCGCAGCCCTGCCGCCCAAAGGGCGGCACGAATAACATTCAAGGTTAAGGCTGGTCGCGGGGTGGAAGTTCGCAGACGCCGATGCGCTTGGCGGCCCAGCGTTCGTACAGACCGATCGCCACGTCGGCACCGGCCATGGCGGTGAGGCAGCCGAAGGCGCCAGCGGCCCAGATCGACATGCCAGCGGCATACAGCAGCATGATCGCCGACACGCCGCAGATCATGCAGGCGCCGGAGCGCAGGGCCAGACGACGCAGCAGCGGCCAGCCGCGTGCGCCCTCCTTGTCGGCGCGCCACATTTCGCCGGACACCCCGCCGACGACGGCAAGGAGGATGACCAGCCAGATCGGCATGTCGGCCAATGCTTGTTGCTCGTTTGTCATGTCATGCCTCCGTAGATGATGGATGAGTGATGTGTGTTGGATTCAATCGTTTTCTCTTGAGGTAGGCATTCCAAAAAGCTCGGCGCGCAGGCCGGGCTTTTCAGTAATGCACTCTCATGCCTTCAATTAGAAGGGAGCGACTGGCCAGTTGATCGTGGATGGATACCCTGACTGATTACGGACTTCGCTGACGTCAATCCAGTACTGCTTGTAAAGCGCTAACGTCATTACTTCTGCTGGCGTCGCAACACCCAGATCAACCTTGAATTGCAAAGGGTTGAACACTATCCATTGCGCGGCGGTATCGAACCGTTCCTGCATGCGCGCGGTGGTCATTTTGCGATGCTCTTGCTCAGTCGGTTCGACGAAAAGCAATCCTTCCGCATCCAGGTCGAAAACCTTCCACCCGACATGAGCAGTTGTATACCCGGTGATGTCATACCACCACGCATCCGACACTCCGTCCGGGAGTGTGGTGGGCATGGCGTCTTCCGTTTCCAGAATTTGCAGGGCTACTTGATAACCGGTTTTGTAAACAGTCCCGACCAACACGTAACGATTCATTGTCCTTGCCTCCGATTGTTTCGAGTGCTCGAAGCGGTCGTTCTGCACGCTTGTTGAACGTCCACCAATCAGTGCGTAAAGCCAGGCAACTTGCCGGGCTTATGCATGTCAGTAAGGCGCTACCGGCCAGACGATATTGGCCGGATAACCCGGCTGCTTATCGATGTCGCTGACAGCAATGGAGTACTGTTTGTGGGCTAGCAGGCGAGCCTGGTCTTGCGCCGTGGCGATGCCGACGTCGACTTTGAACTGAAGCGAGTTGAGCAGAAGCCAGTTAGCGGCGAAATTCAGCAGTTGCCATTTCTGTTGCTCGGCTTCGTTACGCAAGTCTTCATCTGTTGGCGGTGTGAATAACCAGATGCCATTGAACGTCGCCCCCCAACCCACGCGCATGTCTGTACTACCGGTTACATCGACCCATACGGACGTTGGCGAAGCAGGTGCATCAGGAAGGACTTCGCTTTCCTTCAATTGGACAACTTTGTTGTATTCAACCAGTGCGTAGAGATTCATTGGATATTCCTCCATGGGTGGTCATTTCAGATGCGTGTCGTGAAAACATTCGGCAGGCATTCCAAAAAGCCCGGCATTCGCATACCGGGCTTTTCAGTAATGCGCTCCTTCGCCTTCCTTCAAATCCTGTGTTCAAGAAGGAAGCTGACTGTTCGGCGCTACTGGCGCGGTACGAGTCCATTCAAATTGTTTTTCCGACCGCGGTCCCTGCCCGCCGGATAACTGCTTCTGGTGCTTTACGCTGCACACCCGGGCCAGTTGCCAACCCTCTGAACCGTTGAGGCCGGTTCATCGCTGCCTGTTCTTGTGGAACTAAAGAGCTTTCTTGCCAGCCGCTTTGTCGAGCGGCTTGGTGGCAAGGATATGCATGTATGCATATACAGTCAATGCGTAAATGCATTTATTTATGCGTGAGAAATGCGTAGATGCATGGAACCCCCGCAGCTCAAGGGTTTGACGGTTTAATCAAGGCGAAAAAAAACCCGCCACTGGGCGGGTTTGTCTGAAGAGGGTCGGGTTAGCGGGCGTACATGCCCCACCAGAAGACGTGACCGAGGATGACGATCTGCTCTTCCTGGATTTCCTGGAAGCTGTAGTCCTCGTCCGGATGTTCATCGCGATTGAAGCTGCGCAGACGAATGCCGGTAGGCAAGCGGTAAAGCTGCTTTACGCGTAACTGGCCGTTGTGATTGATCGCGTACAGGTCGCCATCGATGATGTCGCCAATGCCGCACTTGCCCGCGTTGACGCCAACAGTTGCGCCATCACGCAACACCGGCAACATGCTGTTGCCGCGCACAGTCACGCATTTGGCCTGGTCAAACTGCACACCATTATGGCGCAGGCTGCGTTTGCCGAAGCGCAGGCTAGAGCGCTCGCTCTCTTCGATGACGAATCTTCCTGATCCAGCAGCCAATTCAACCTCGCGAAGGAACGGCACCGATACTTCGTCATCATCGACAGGCGTATCGTCGTCCCACAGCATTATGTCCTTGAGTTCCGCGTGCACGTCATCACGCACGGCACCGGCCGACGACGCGACATCCGCGCGCCCGCGCAATTGATCGGTGCTCACGGCGAAGTACTCGGCGATCTTCGAGATATGTTTATCCGAGGGATCGACGATCTTCCCGCTGAGAATCCGCGAGAGAGTGGATTGGGGCACGCCGGTGCGACGGTGGAGCTCCGTGGGGGAGATCCCGTGCTGGTCGAGCAGTGCTCTTAAGACGGAGGCTACGTTGCGTTTTTGCATAACGCGCATAGTGCTTGAAGTTATTCGCGAAGACAAATGCTGATTTGCATAAAACGTGCATAAATACACTTTTCGATGAAGAAAGCCGTCACCCGGCTGCGATGCCTGCGTCCGACAGACTGCACATGGTAACCTTGCGCCCATCGCGGAAAAGCCCGGCTGATGCCCCCGCTTTTGCCCTACATCTTTTAACGAGTTGCCTGACAATCCGATGAATAAAGCCGTCTCCGACCTGTCCTCCCACACTCCGATGATGCAGCAGTACTGGCGCCTGAAGAATCAGCACCCGGATCATCTGATGTTCTACCGCATGGGCGACTTCTACGAGATCTTCTACGAAGACGCGAAGAAGGCAGCCAAGTTGCTGGACATCACCCTGACCGCGCGCGGGCAATCGGCGGGACAGGCGATTCCGATGTGCGGGATTCCTTACCACGCGGCGGAAGGCTATCTGGCGAAACTGGTCAAGCTCGGCGAATCGGTGGTGATTTGCGAGCAGGTCGGCGATCCAGCGACCAGCAAAGGCCCGGTCGAGCGTCAGGTCGTACGGATCCTCACACCGGGTACGGTCAGTGATGAGGCGCTGCTCGATGAGCGCCGCGACAACCTGATTGCAGCCCTGCTGGGTGACGAACGTATGTTCGGCCTTGCCGTGCTGGACATCACGAGCGGCAACTTCAGCGTCTCGGAAATCAAAGGTTGGGAAAACCTGCTGGCGGAACTGGAGCGGATCAACCCGGTGGAACTGCTGATCCCGGATGACTGGCCAAGAGACCTACCAGCGGAAAAACGCCGTGGCGTCAGTCGTCGTGCGCCGTGGGATTTCGAGCGTGATTCGGCGCTGAAAAGCCTTTGCCAGCAGTTCTCCACCCAAGACCTGAAGGGTTTTGGCTGCGAGAACCTGACCCTGGCCATCGGCGCCGCCGGTTGCCTGTTGGCCTACGCCAAGGAAACCCAGCGCACCGCCCTGCCCCACCTGCGCAGCCTGCGCCACGAACGCCTGGATGACACCGTGGTGCTGGACGGTGCAAGCCGTCGCAACCTCGAACTCGACACCAACCTGGCCGGTGGTCGCGACAACACCCTGCAATCGGTGGTCGATCGCTGCCAGACCGCCATGGGCAGCCGTCTGCTGACCCGTTGGCTGAACCGTCCGTTACGCGACTTGACCGTATTGCTGGCGCGCCAGAGCTCGATCACGTGCCTGCTCGATCGCTATCGTTTCGAAAAGCTGCAACCACAGCTCAAGGAAATCGGCGACATCGAGCGAATTCTCGCGCGGATCGGCCTGCGCAACGCGCGTCCTCGTGACCTTGCGCGCTTGCGCGACGCCCTCGGTGCCCTGCCTGAACTGCAAGTGGCAATGACCGATCTGGAAGCGCCGCACCTGCAAAACCTCGCGACCATCACCAGCACCTACCCGGAGCTGGCGGCGTTGCTGGAAAAAGCCATTATCGACAACCCGCCGGCGGTGATCCGTGACGGAGGCGTGCTGAAAACCGGTTACGACAGTGAACTCGACGAGCTGCAATCGCTGAGCGAAAACGCCGGCCAGTTCCTCATCGACCTGGAGGCCCGCGAGAAGGCCCGAACCGGCCTGAGCCATCTGAAAGTCGGCTATAACCGCATTCATGGCTACTTCATCGAACTGCCGAGCAAGCAGGCCGAGTCGGCACCGGCGGACTATATCCGTCGGCAAACCCTGAAAGGCGCCGAGCGCTTCATCACGCCGGAACTGAAAGAGTTCGAAGACAAAGCCCTCTCTGCCAAGAGCCGTGCTCTGGCGCGCGAGAAGATGCTTTACGAAGCCCTGCTGGAAGACCTGATCAGTCAGTTGCCACCGCTGCAGGACACCGCCGGCGCGCTGGCCGAACTGGACGTTTTGAGCAACCTCGCCGAGCGTGCGCTGAATCTCGACCTGAACTGCCCGCGCTTCGTCAGCGAGCCGTGCATGCGCATCTCCCAGGGTCGTCATCCGGTGGTCGAGCAAGTGCTGACCACGCCGTTCGTGGCCAACGACCTGAGCCTCGATGACAACACGCGCATGCTGGTGATCACCGGCCCGAACATGGGCGGTAAATCCACCTACATGCGCCAAACCGCATTGATCGTGCTGCTGGCGCATATCGGCAGCTTCGTGCCGGCAGCCAGTTGCGAATTGTCGCTGGTTGACCGGATCTTCACCCGCATCGGCTCCAGTGATGACTTGGCCGGTGGCCGTTCGACCTTCATGGTCGAAATGAGCGAAACCGCCAACATCTTGCACAACGCCACCGAGCGCAGCCTGGTGTTGATGGACGAAGTCGGGCGCGGCACCAGCACGTTCGACGGTCTTTCGTTGGCGTGGGCGGCGGCCGAGCGTCTGGCTCATTTGCGCGCCTATACGCTGTTCGCTACGCACTACTTCGAACTGACCGTGTTGCCGGAAGCCGAGCCATTGGTGGCCAACGTCCACCTCAATGCGACCGAGCACAACGAACGCATCGTTTTCCTGCACCACGTGCTGCCCGGCCCTGCCAGCCAGAGCTACGGCCTGGCGGTGGCGCAACTGGCCGGCGTGCCAAGCGAAGTCATCGTGCGTGCCCGCGAGCATTTGAGCCGACTGGAAGAAACCGCTTTGCCGCATGAAGCGCCGAAACCTGCCGCCAAAGGCAAACCGGTAACGCCGCAGCAAAGCGACATGTTCGCCAGCTTGCCGCACCCGGTTCTCGATGAGCTGGCTAAACTGGATCTGGATGACCTGACCCCGCGCCGAGCTCTCGAAATGCTCTATGCACTGAAGAACCGGATATAA